TATATTTTACATTATCAGCCTGTCTCCGGCTCACTGTTTTAATGATGTTACTTACTCGCGACAATAGTAAATCTCCCTTAAATGTCTATACTATAATATACGAAACTATTGATGGTTTGTCAAGCCTTTTTTTATACTAATTCGCATGAAGCACCTACACAGGCTAGCTCACCAGTCAAGTTTGTGTTATCTACAACTTCCACTATCTGGGAAACATCCACTGCTGATAGTTTCTTCTCCATCGTTTCATACTCATCTGCGCTAATATCAGTGAACGGTGCTTGTGTATATGAACCACCGTCATAAGGCAACACACTTAACCCATTATAGAAAGTTTTATTTTTCCACATCCATTCACCAACCTTTTCCCATTCTTCTTCTTTGATAGACACAGTACACGAAACATTATGCGTATTGTTGCCTGCGATGTGGCCAGGTTCAATCCATCTGTTATAGATATCTTTCACCCTTTCCAATAGATCCACAGATGTTTCATGTCTCAAGATGCCAGTACCAGGCGCTCTTTGTGGAATAGAAATAACCGCTTGGCTTTCTGGCTTAAAGAAATCATCTTCTACTAATTCTGGATGGTTAATAGATAAGTAATTGTAAATAGCTTCGTTCTTTCCTACCCGAAGCCTACGAATATAATAGTCATTATGCCAAGCATGAACTCCACTAGAGGTTCCTAAGACGCAGGATGTAGTTCCACTAGGTTTTACCGTAGTCACTCTTGCGGCTGTGTTTATGCCTAACTCGCCTGCATAATACTTGTTAGTAGAAACTGCCAACTGGGCCGCTTCTTCCAAGTCTAGCTTCTGAACTCTACCACTTCCGATGCCAGTCATACCAATACCTAGAAGAGCATCCTTCTCTGTGGTACGACGCCATATGTCACGCAAATAATGAAAGTTAGTATAAGATGCTTGTAAGGTTCCGATAAGAGATGCGGCAGAAACTCTTTCGTTGAGGTCTTGCTGTGTCTCTACATCACTCACATTTACTTCGCATAGGTTACAAAACTGAAATGGCCGAAGTGCTATTTCAGCACAAGGATTGGTGCCCCATTCCGAGTCATTGGTAAAATAAACACCAGGTTCACCAGCTCCACTTGCTTTTACTTTTTCCCAAATACCAAAGAAATCTTTCTTCTTTACTCTGTGTCTTACTACTACTGCTGAATTGTTTGCTCTGGCTCGTTGCGGTTCCGACTCCCACCAACTACCGAACTTACACTGGAGCATATTTTGATCGTCCAGAGAAAACAAAGAAATAGTAGCGCTCCTACGAATACCACCGGACAATACAGCATCAGCAATCCAACATACAATATCATGGACTTCAACTGTTGTAAGTTGTTCACCATGTTCCTTTCTATTAAAAATTCTTTTAATGTTATGCACACAATCCGAAAGCGGTTCTGGTCCCGGAGCCTTACCACCGCTAGTAATCAACAACGCACCCTTCTTGCGGATACTTCTAAAATCAAATTCAGGCTCTGGTCTGCCAAGAAAATAACTCTTCATCAGCATCTTAATGCAATCAGCCCAACCTTCTATACTATCTCCTACAAGATAACGACGCTTTTTTGTAGGTATTTGAACAGGTGGCAATTTTTCTACATGGTGTTTCTGAACTGAATACCCTACGCCGGTTCCCCCCAATAACAAAAACATGACTTCGCTAAACGCGCGATAGTCATCAATGGGTAGGTAAGCACAATTATAAATGCGAGTTGGAGTTTGAGAGATAGCTGCTCCCGCAAACTGGAGCGATCTCATAGACGGTAAAACTTTTTTATCATACACTAACTGATATGCTTTTTCTATCTCTGATTCTAGCTGGGGAAAATTAGAAAGATGCATTTCCTTATTGCGAGTAATAAGTTCTTCCCAAGTTTCTCTTCGATGCTCAGCAGGGAGGTACCTCGCATACTTCATGTGTACAGTCACTTCTGATAAAATCTCTTGGGATAAGTCCATCAATCTTCTCCTTCTGTGAGGGTCTTTACTTTATCCGCGCTCTCATATCCATCTCTAAAAAATCCTTTTCCAAAACTTAATCCTACGCTTTCAATCTTTCTTCTAACTTTAACGCCGCAATCCGGACAATACCTTTTTTCTTTCGGATTATATTCTTTCATACTCATTGTTACTATTACATTATAAGTGCATTGATCACAGACCCACTCATACTCTGGCATCAGATGCTTTTCTTCCCACCCTTTTCCACACGATGTATAAACTCACTCATACCATTATCGTGTGATAAAATGACCTCATACTCAACAACTTCATTCGTATAAACTTCCTCTTTCGTCATTAGGTCATTAGCCATCCTTATAATATCGTCCCGCCTTATTTGACTGCGATTAGCGGAATAAATATTAGATATCTGTGTATCTGCGTTTCCCCATCTTTTAGTCTTTGTAATTGTAAACCTATCTGCCATTATTCTTATTCTCCATCTTTATACGATTGATACAAACTTCCAATCTTATTACGGCTGTCGTTACCACCGCCCAACAAGCTTGTCAACTTTTCAGAGGTTGTAAACCCTGTCGGCTGATCATCATTCAGATCAATAAAAGCACATTCTGGTTTCATGTCTATGTTGAAGTTCATATTGGCTGCTCCCATCCGGTTCTTACCAATATGAAATTTGCGTTGTGAGAATGTTCCGAAGAAATCTACTACATGAGCCTTGTTGATTGCTTCTCCAACCTTATCAATTGTAATAATTTCATCATTGAATCCATCACGATTGCTCTGCGTAGCCGTCCAAATTGGCAACTTCAATTCCATCGACATCGCCCTTAAGTCTTCAAACACACTTTCTAATTCAAATCTTTTCTGCTCATACCCGCGACGGCTCTTCATTAAATCACCATAGTCAATAATGATAAGATCTGGCTCAAATCCATTAGACAACAATCTACCAACATGAAACTTGATTGTATTGATGGTCGCTACTTTTGGCGGATACTCTTTGATCATCAATTGGCCACCCATAAAACGAGCCAACTCATTCTCGGCTTCAACCATACGCCTGCGAAGTTCCTTGGTAGGTATGCCTGAAATGCGACTATCATAACGATTACCTACATGAGTTTCGCTCAACTCCATAGAATAATGAATCACATTCTTACCTGCGGCTAATGCGCCGTAACCAAGGTTAACCAGAAAAAATGACTTCCCGCCACCAGTGGGCGCCATCACTACACCTAACTCACCATTTCCTAATCCGCCATCTAATACTTCCTCTTGATCTAACAATGAGAATCCAGTAGGAATAGTTATTCTCGTATGAACCTTACGCCTTGATTCAAAACTATCAAAATAATTCTGTCCCAAATCTTGCTCTGTATTTATTTTCAAGCTTTGTTCTATTACTGACTGTATTTCTTCGTACTTACCTTCTTTCAATAAATCAACAGAAGTAAGGATTGCCTGCTTCATCGACTGGTTTTTACAAAACTCCAGCGACTTGTCTTTGGCGTATTCTATTTCCTGTCTATTTACTTTGGTTTCTATGTCCAACAAAACTTCAATAGTATCTGCTTTGAGTTGATTGTCGGGCAACGATGAGATCTCCACCTTCAATGTTTCATAGGTAGGCGGAGTATTATACTTATTAAATAACTTTCTGACTTCGGTCCAAACTGTCTTATGAGCATCTCCAGTAAAATAATCATCTTTCAATGTTTCAAATGATTTCTCAAAAAACTCTCTATCGGTGAGAAGTCCTTGAATTACATTATTTTGAAATCCTACTCCAAAAGACTCAAAAGAATCAGTGTTCATTGCCAATTTTATTCTCCTTTATATAACAGGTTTAGTGTTCAGGGTGGAAAAGTTTGCCAACCAATTATCTATGTTAGTTGGGTTAATGTCTTCCGACATGAGTTTAAGTCTAAACTGATAAGAATTAAACTTGGGCGTTTCAGAAATGTAAGAATTTTGTAAACTATCAATAGAAGTGAGTGAAATTTCCAATTCCAACAACTGAACTACTTTATAGTTGAGCCGGATGAGATCTTCATTATCCAAATACTTTTGATATTTCTTTTCCTTGCGGCTTAGCAGCCACTCAAACAAATCATCAATATCAAAATTTTCCTTGGCCCACAGCAAATGTATTTCTTTTCTTGCCGTCTTTTCTCCAACTCCCCTTACACCGGTAATGTTATCACTCTTATCGCCAACAATAGCCTTTAGTAAAGCATAATTGTAAGGATGAATGTTCTCTTTCTTATACATCCATTCTAGGTCAATCAATTCACCTTGGGGATTTTCTTTTGTTTTCACAGGGCGAAATACTGAAATGTTTTCATCTATTAGTTGAAGATAATCTTTGTCTGTAGTAACAATAATACTTTTTTCTTTGATAACCTTTCGAGCTAGGTAAGCAATAGCATCATCGGCTTCAAGATATTTCACAGCTACTTGCTTCATAGGCAGCTGATCCATGGCATTCCTAAGTAGTTCTAGTTGTCTAGCGAACGCTTCTTTCTCATCTCCATCAGAGGTTTCAAAACCCCTTTTCATGGAGGTGAACTTCCGGCCTTCTTTATACTCCCGTAACTTCTTACGGCGTCTCTCGCCTGATTGCAACCCCTCCCAGGCGATGATACATTCACTGGGCTGGAATCTCTTGATGTAACTCTGTAAAGCGTTGAGAGAACCATAGACACCGCCTACATGAAGACCATCATCATTGGTAAGTGGCAGCGATGAAAAGCTGCGACAGAATAGGTTTAATAGGTCGATGAATAAAACTGGCTTGTCTGTCATTTAAAACTCCTAAAGGTAAGTAACACTATAACCATCTGGTGTTGTATAAAAACATTTACGAACACCTACATCTTTCATAACAGAAAGACAGCTAGAGCATGGATGTGCCGGCTTAAGCCAACCATTGCGATCTTCCCGATAAACATAAAAAGTAGATCCGGCAATTTGATGCCGGTGTCGGATAACATTTACACGGAGTAGCGCGTTCAATTCCGCATGTAATGAAACAGCAAAAAAATCGTAATGTTTTCTTATCAACGGATGTGACTTCTCTACATTACATGCTGAAAAATATTTGCCGTTTTTCAATATAAGAACCGCTCCAAATCGAGTCTGGTGCAGACTGTTTAGACATTGATCTTTAGCCAGTCGAAACCATCTATTTTCTGTGAGACTATTCTTAATCTGTTCGTTATCTTCTACCGTCAAAATAACCTACTTTACCCTATAAGAGAAAAATAGACAAGGTTTTGGCATTCCTTATCTACTTTCTTTCCTCTTCGGGTAACATAAATATAGCTGAAAATTTTTAGAAAAATACACTATCAATCAAAAAAATTTAGATTCAATTGCCAGTGAGATTTTTTACAATACGAATCAATATCATCATCACTACCCAACCCGCCGCAAACTCATACCATATCAACTCTGGAATGTCAAAAGGTCCAGCTGCTAGATTCCAAAGCCACGACAATGGCCAAGACAAAGCAGCTATCGCGGCCAAGCCCAACACACAAAAATGATTCCGAAATAATAAGCAGCATCATGCTCATCTTCTTCTTCTTCTTCTTTCCAATCACCTGGAAATTTGATCGACACCATTACGTTTCCTCGCCTGGTGCTATCTTCTCAAGCACCATCTCTTCTTCTCGCTTATCTGGATCTTGTTCTATGACTAACACATCTCTAACTTTTTGCTGGCAATACCGGTGCGCTTCCTCATTTGCCGGATCGCGAATCCAATCGACAAACTTTGTATTTTTGAACTCATACACTTCGCCATTGTCTTTATTGGTAATAGATGACTTTTGTGCAGAGATCTTTTCTGCTACATTAAACTGTAACAACACATCAAGCCAACTCTCTTCATCAATCAACCCCCGATTGAAATACATTTTTAATTTAGCTTCTCGCTTCGGTGGACCCATTCTATTCTTTTGAGTAAAAGGTCTAATACCTACTCCCAAAGTATCCTTACCCGCCTTTACAAAACCATCTCTATAAAGTCGTAGCCTTACCGATGCGAAAAATGGAATAGCTTTGCCACCAGGGGCCACTAAGTCATCTCCAAAAACTACTCCAATCTTCTGCCTCATCTGATTCAAGAAAACTAATGCAACTCGTTCTTTTCCAATAAACCTAATAGTTTTACGTAAGCCCTGTCCTATCATTCTAGCGTGCATACCAACAGTAGATTCACCATAATCCTTCTGCATTTCTGCATCAGTTGAGCTACCTGCCACACTATCCCAAACAACACAACACAACTTATCTTTTCTATTTTCTTTTATATTCCTTATCACATTTTCAATTGCGGAAAATACTTTCTCTACAGAATCTACCTGTACATAAATCAATTGACCTTCGGGATATAACTTCATCCCTAGTAACTGCAAAAAATCTTCATTTACTGCATTCTCTGTATCAATCAACACTGGGACACCGCCGCGGTCTTGACAATCTTTTAAGATCATATAAGACAGCAGGGATTTTCCAGTGGCTTCTTCACCTACTATTTCGGTAAGCTTCCCAACTGGAACACCACCGGCTTGAGCGTTATTAGAAATAATAGTATCTAGAACAGTAGAGCCGGTAGAAATCCATTCTTTAACATCACTATTAGTATCATTCTTGCCTAATATAAAAGCTACATCTCCTAGCTGTTTATTTAGACTATCTACTAAAATATCCGTAAGAACTGAATCTCCCCCTACTGGGGGAGATCCGTCTGTTGCTATTTTCTTTCTCGCCATTTAGTTGAGTAACTTATCAAAAGCATCATCAATCTTGGTGTTAGTAGTGTCCTCTTCGGCTTCAACTTTGGGCTTATCAGCACTTACCCCAAAGTTAAAAGAAGTGCCGGCCGAAGAATCAGAATCATTAGCATTAGGATTAAGATGTTTATCCAACGCTACTTTCATTTCATCTATCGGACTATAATCAAAAAGAGTATTGAGAGGTTCGATAGTGTCAATCAACTCCTTCACTTTGGTCTTGGGAGCCAACGGGGTTCCCTTCAATGCGCAGGTAATAGAAGTCGGCATCAACCAGTTGTTGAAACCAGGAGCAACTGTAACCATCAAATCCAAACCTTCAGAAGTGTCTGTGATGTCTACATTCTGACGAAGCCCGCTACGAACGTGGTTAAGGATTTCCTTATAGGTGGTCCGCGGTGAAATACTCCACCAACGCAATCCCCTGTCCTCATCGCCGCGAACTAAAACAGGCAAGTATACACGCAAGGTAGGAGCCATTGTTTTAAACATCTCCTTATATGCCTCATCCTTCGTCTTCGTGTACTCATTCCAACAAGTGGAAGCGAAATCACAAATCGGATCTGGCTCATTCTTCATCTTATTTGGACACAAGAATGTGCGACCGCCGATGCGAAAATGAAACCACAGTTCCTGGAACGGCATATCCAAGTCTTCCTTGTACGGAGCGATGCGAAGCTGATGCTCGCCTTCGTCAAGCTTGACGATGTTGTCCTGGTTCTGATTACTGCCGCCCTTATTATCTAAACGATCAAGGGCCGAATTGATCTTGTCTAACGATATTGCCATTGGTACTATCTCCTTATGAGATTTGAGTGTGATACATCTTAATACATTTTTCGTCTAACATAAACCTAGTAACTCATCTTCTTCTACATTTTCTTCACTCCTATTTCTCAATCTTCTAATACATAATATAAGGAACATTGGAATCAATGTCAAGCCCAAAATTATAGAAATTATCATTTTTATCATTTTTCTTACTCCAAACTTTCTATACTATAATATACACAATTATGGGGGGCTTGTCAAGGCTTTTTTTGATTTATTTTAAAAATATAAATC